AGTCTCTAAATTAGAACAGATCCATTCATTTTCAGTTTTATAGCCTTTGTTGTAGTATCCTACAGGGATTTTAGAATGGCTTAAATACAGTAAATAATAGAGATTGTTGCCTATTTGTTACCTATTTAAATCATTCGTTTTTATTTAGTATAATATAAGTACAGAAGGAGGTGATAGAATGTGGGTATAAATAATGTGAAAGATTTCTTGGAAGCCCTAGCCTATTTGATTGCCATCATTGTAGGAATCCAAGAAATCTATCTTAAGTGGAAAGGAAAATGATTCCCTTTTTTTCACACTGATTATTTTATCCTACATTCAAAAGTTATGCAAGGTGGAGGACTTATTGCAGTAATTTTAATTCTTTATATTGTTCTAAAGAGAAGAAGAGGTTAATTATGAATGATATCAATTTAAAAGCAAAAAAGGACCAGAGCAATGCCCTGGTCTTTTCATATGAATATAATGTGTAGTTGAGATTTAATAGAAATTAAGTCGAGTTTAGTCGATATCTTTAAGAATAAACTCATAATAAAAATAGAATTAGACTTTTTTCAAATATCTTTTAGCAACCCAACCACTAGGAATCTTCGCCCAATCTCCATCGAATTTAGATACAGTAACATGAGTTCCGTAATTAATACAGCCATCCTTATCGTAATCGTGAGCCTTAGCGTTCTTAGTTAATTCCTCATATGTCTTCCTTCTATAGTTAGCTCCTGGTCCTGTTCTGACACTTAAATCACTAGCAGTAATCATATAAGTACCTAAAGTGCTAGATGCGTTACTCTGTGGCTTAGGTGTAGGAGTTTCAACGTGTTTATTGACACTCTTATTTAATATACCTTCTACAATTGCCTTTGCGCACTTGTCAGCGTTCCAATGAGCCTTATCTGTGGCATTGTCAACAAAGCAGCACTCAACAAGTAGTGCTGGAGAATTAGTCTTTCTAATTACATAAAGGTTTTTAGAAACCTTAACACCTCTATTTCTAATACCTAGGGTGTTAGAAATGTTCTTGGCGATTCTTTCAGCTTCATCTTTGGCTTTTGATTTGTCGCTATAGACATATACCTCTGTACCTGTTCCGCCTCCAGCGTTGAGATGAATAGAAACATCTAAGTTAACCTTATGATCATTACACTTACTTACAATTGCTTTAAGATTTGAATTCTGGTCTTTTCCGTTATCATCTGTACAGTCATAGACTGTGTGTCCTTCATTTCTTAATAATTCAATGACCTTGTTCTTGACTGCTCTGTCTTCGTTGACCTCGTCAAGTAAGCCACTTGCTCCACGACATTTTAAACTATGTCCACCGTGAATGTTAAAATTCATAATTAATCCTCCTCAAAATATGCGCCAATTCCATAATTATCAGCACACATATATTCGATTCTGCATCCTCGTGCAGTATTCCAGCCTTTTAAAAAGTAAGCCACATCGGCAGTTGATAATAATTCAATAGATTTTCCAAGGCACCACAAAGGAGTGTCTCCACAATCAATATAACTATCAATAATTTCAACATCATCACCATAGAGACTTTTAATTTTTTTGACTGCTTTCATTCTATTATGTCTGATTTCTTCTTCAGACAGATCTTTCATAGGTTGTGAAATAAAGATTTTCATTTGTTATACCTCATATTTTATAATTGGCGCTTTTGCCTTGATTACATTGATATCTCCTAAAGAGATATGAAAAACATCTCCAGCACTTGAAAAAGCACGGCATTCATAAGAAAGCTCGTTTCTACTTCTGCCTAGTGTATCTGTGGGATCTATTCGTGCAGTGATGACATTATCCTTTATGGTTGTTTCTTTTCTTCTTATCTCATCACCATCGATAATAACAAGAAGCGCCTTATATTCATTGAAATTAAAAGGCTCGCCATCAGACGAGCACGAAAATCTGATAAGATGTGTAGTTCCTTCAATCACATCTATATCACGCTTGTTGCAATTCATTTATTCATCTCCTTCAAATTCAAAAGGCGAAACCTTTCCGATATCTATATGCATTATGTTGCTTACTTCAATTTCAGCATCTAATGCAGTTTGTGCAGCTATATTGATATTCCCATGATCAGCATCTATTGAAGCATTAGCATGTGTATACTTGCTAATATCCACATCTACAGTATGAGAGACTTCTATATCTACTTCAGTGGATTGTGCTTCATCTGGCCCTGAATAAAGATAAAGGGTGAACCATCCTCTACTCATCCTGACCACACTCCATCTGTGGATTTTGCATAAATTCTAATTAGATATTCTCCATCGCCCTTTGACAATTCAGAATCCAGGACACTTACTAGCCCCGTGGTGCCTGTTTTGAGATTGGTTCCATTTTCAACAAGCAATCCTATCCCTCTACCAGATGCTTCACCTTCACGAGTTGCGCGTGCTTCCCATTCTGTCACATCAATATCGCAATGAAATCTGCATATACACTCATTAATGCCTAACATTCTAGATATTCGATACTTGTCAATACTGTCAATCGTTACAATAGGCGCCATGGCCAGTCTGTAAGTGACTGTAATAAGACCATCAGTAAGCCATACATCACCAACCGATGCGAAAGAAGTACCCCAAGCGTCACATTCTACCGAACCATCAAGTAATGTACCTAGATCAATAGTTTCATTAGCGGTCTTATTATGATTCACACCACCATTCACGGAAAATTTAACCGCATTTTTATACGTATAATAACAGTTAAACACTCCCGTAAATCTAACATTAATGACTATTGCATTTGAAGGAAGAGAAGGGACAGTCCACGTCACCTTCTCTTTATTGTGTCCACTCCCAGAAATATGAATTTTAGGCATTGTGGCTTCTGCGGTTACTGTATATTCCATATCGTTATGCTACTGACCAAGTACCGTGTGCATTCTTAACGAATACCTTGATGATCTTCTCACCATCACCACTTGAAGCAGCTTCAAGGTCTTTACCGTAAATCTTGCAAGAAATAGCCGTGCTAGCCTTAAATGTACCTGTTGCATTCATATTTGTAGAGCCGTTTGCAGTTCCGATTAATGTACCAGCATCATGTAGTGATGATTTAGATGGTACAACCTTAATCTTATATTCAGTGAAAGCAACATCTGAAGTGAAACTGAATGTAGCAACGTTTTTAGGTGCTGTCTTAGAAATTCTTGAGACGTCTGGTCCAATGATAGTAACGGCTGGTACCGAAGTATCTAATGTGATTGTAGCAGATGCTGCAGCAGTCTCATTGCAGACATCATCACGTACTTTTACGTATACAGTCTTGAGCCCATCATTGTTCAATAAAGTGATGCTCTTGGAAGTAGCAAAAGTCTCCCAGGATGCGTTTGATTCAAGTTCTGCCCCATTGATACCCCACACCTTCATTTGATAGCCGGCAGTAGATGCATCAGTTAAAGCTATACTTAATGTAACTGATTTAGATGTAGTGTACTGAGAGCCATTATTTAACTTGATGGTCAACCCTTGCGGTGCAAGAGTATCAAGTGTTAGATTAAAATAACTCGCCATAATTATTCTCCTTTATTGATAGCATTTTCTGCAACTTCTAATCCTTTTGTTAAGACTTTTGGCACATTATCACCTGATTCAACAAAGTTTTCTAAGATGCTGCGTAACTCATTAATAATTAATGATGCGATTGTAAACCAACCAATATAAGCAGTTACAGATAAGTCAATCCCTAAAGTCTTACCAATCTCGATAAAGATAGCAGAAGCAAGAAAGGCAACCAAAACCATAAGCCAATAGCCTAACTTTTTCCAAACACCTCGCACTCCCTTGGCGCTGTTGTCTTTGCCTGTTAGTCGTGATTTTCTTACTCCAGTAATGTAATCAATCACGTTGAGAACTAGAAACCCAACAAATAAAAGCCAGTGAGTCCCGAACACAGCAGTTAATACTGCCACGATAGTGCCCCCTAATGCGTTGATCGCATCCATGTATTTTAACGATGTGTCGTATAATTTCATTCTATTACCTCTTTATTTACATATTTTCTGCAATGATCCATGCGTCTAGCTGTATCTGAGTGATATTTGAATAACTCTGATAATTGTTGTGAGCAGAGTTACACTGCTTGAACTGCATATATAGTTCATTGCTGTTGTTTACATTGAATTTGACAGGAACGTCGAAGAATCCACCGTTAGCCTGTATGATTGCATTGGCGTCTGTATATCCCATGTTAGGAGCACGCCAAGGAAATGCATCACCAATACGAGGACTATATAATTTGAACCCATTTACTCCATTGGAGTTAAGATTCTTAACCGATGAATTAAACATGATTCTATAGATATTAATATCACCTAGGCACTGTCCATACATAGTACCTGTAAATGTGCCGCCGTTCAGACTCACGCTCAATTGTCTCTTATCTATTGCACTGCTGCCTGTGCCTAGAATATATCCTTTTAGATACTCGGCAATGTTTTCTAATCCCCACTCGTTTGGATGGATTCCATCCGAACTCATCATATTTTCAAAAGACAGGATGTTCTCGGCACCCGGTACTAACATAAAAGGCTGATTTGTATAGCACGCTTTTGATGTGTATGCTGGCATCAATTTATATCTTAATTTAAACTGATTATTCCTATCTTTAAATGCAACCCCAAAAGGCGCAAAGTGAACAACTGCATTTGGATATGTACTCTGTACATATGAAATCAATGTATTGATATTGGATTTAACAGTATCGGTCTTATCACTATAAGCCAGTTCGTTATAGCCACCGCCAATCAGCACATCTGTTACCATCTTCTTATTACCCACCTGAGACTCCACACCTTTGAGAAGTGTCAGAAAACTATTAGAAGAATTAGAAAAGGATGCACCACCTTTATGATTGATATATATATTACCTGCAGTAAAGTGACAATTAACCAACTTACTTTTAAGTCTGTCGCACCACCCCGTATAACTTCCGTCAGGTGTATATCCGTCTCCGTAGCTATCACCAATAAAAATCAGTTTTCTTTTGCTTCTGTCTTCTAGATTCATCTTAGTTCCTACCACCCTTTTCCCGTCGCCTGAATAGGCAATCAACCCTTCTTCAATGTTATCATCAGTTACTGTACTGTCTGATATATCAATCAATGTCTTGCCGTTGTATATGACCTTATTAATGCTCATATAAACACTCCTATGCGATTGTTACTGTAGTTCCGCCGGCAGAATTCTCACTTTCTGCGTATGGAATCGGATTAACAGTAACCTGTGATAAATAGTTGTATCCAGTATCTGGCATTATCGTCTGTGTAGCGGTGCTTGGTGTCACTGTCTTCTGCTGAGGTTTAGCACCTTCAGTCCCTGACATAGTACCTTTGATTCCTAAGATAGTAACTCCATCACGAATATTAGCCGGAATGATCTTAGCTTGTTCTGCAGTCGCAATCTGAACATTGCCTGAACCATCGTGGAACCCCTGTGGAATCGTGTATACCTGTGCCTTGGTTGTGAGGCTTCCTTTAACAGAACCATTGTTCCTCATAGTACCTGTTAATTTAGTACCTCTAGCGTAAGCAGTCTTTCCAGCTAGCATTTCAGCAACTGCCACAGTCGCATCACCAGAATCTACATCAAATGTACAAGTACCAGTGACCGTGGCACCGGTCTTATCATGAAATGTTAGATCCTTCAATACTTTGTCTGCTGTCGCAGTATCACCTGTCAAGTCGATTAATGTCTTGCCACCATAGACGACCTTATTTATATGTTTAGTTTCTGCCATGTTATAATTCCTTTCCTATGTATACTGTATTGCCCCCTTCATCGTTTGATGTCTCGAAGAAGGGGATTTTTTTAACCATTACATCTTTATTGAGAAGTTTATTTTTTGTCTTAAGCTGCTGAGCTATATCTTTAGGTGTTACTGTATAAGCACCGGTATAGACATCAGCATTCTTTATGCCCTGATAGTTTTTTATATCAAGTTTGAACTCTTCAGAACATATCTTCATATCAGCACGAAAAGACATATCTCTTATGACGAATCTTAGAGGTATGTCTTTTGACTTGAACTCTAGTTTAAGGCGCACATCAGATCACTCCATCTTTTAATATTCTTTCAACATATGTAGTGATGATATTAGATGCAACTGCTTCTCCATCAGCCGTAATCGCACGCAGCTGAATCTCAGCCTGATGTTTTTCTTTAAGCTTCAGAGTATCCTCCTGTGACAGATGCACTTCTATCTTGTCACCGCTTAGGCTGCTGCATTCTATCTGTCTATCAATAATAATTCTATTGTCTTGCATGATAGTGAAGTAGGCATACTGGAGAGTATTCACTTCAAATGGAAGTGTACATATTAATGTGGCAGTAGTACCTCTAATCATATGCATCGCCTCCTATCTGAGCATCATGTGGCTACCTGAGAGCCATGTTCCTTTAGGAACAGTGCAATTCTTCATAGAGAATACACTGAAACCGTTTTTGTTTCTATCATACTTGAACATGATCGGGCAGTCTGGACTAACAAAAATATTGAACATAAATGCAGTATGCATCGCTAGAACAGAACGCATTGTTGAATCATTACCGAACTTTTCACCATCGGCGCCACCAGTCATGTTCCATGCACTGGTGAGTGTGCCATACCAGCAGAATTCTATATAAGTGTCATTCCATCTAGCTTCTAACGTAATACCGTTCTTGACGTCAATAGTATCTTTATGCGTTACTGCTCGTCCAGTTGCTATTTCATTGTATTTTGTCTTCAAATCAGCAAGTTCATTATCGAATCTTTCTTGTGACCCGGTCGAAGTAACGTAGCCACAATACCACGAATCCCCTCTTGTATCATTCACGTCATTCTGTACTAGAGATGTAATTCCTTTGCGGACATGAATTATAGCAACAAAGAGCTGATAGATGGAATCAGTCCTTTTTGGGGAAGGCCATTTCCCATCAGTACCTCCCTTTATAACTTTCAAGGATACTCTTCTTTCGGATGCATTGAATTCTAGTGAAATTGCATCATATCTATCATAGGTGCCTTCAGAACTATCGATATTAAGTGTATTCTCTTCAGAAGAAGGGAAGAAAGCACCTCTAATAAAGGCATTTCCTGAACTCACTGTAATATGCATGCTGTTGTTAGCCTGTACATGAAAATCATCTGTTGAGCAGATGCCATCTGTAAATAATTCGCTCAGCATTTTACGCCACGATGCTGCAGACATCTTTCTATCTCCATTCAGTGAGTCAAATGGATAGCCATATTCATCTGTAATTGTATCAGCCATTAAATATTATCACTCCAATCTATCGTTGACGGAAGAGGTGTACCAAACGTAGGCACTGCCTTCATTACTCCATGCTCGTATACCTCATTAACCTCCGTCACTCTATCATTTGAGGTCATTCCCCAATATTCAAACCTATTTGTGACTATATCGCCAAGATCATAATCAGAAGGATAGTTATAATTCCCTCTGATCTTATCTTCCTTCTCTAATGTTTCAGCAAGCATATTGCTGTTAAGTGTTGTATTTCCTCTTTCAATGAGTGCTTGCTTATAAGCAAGGTCGCTGATGTTTTCTTTTGAAATATCAGACCCATTGATAAAAATCTCTCTTCTTTCCAGTCCAGATACAGAGGTACTGCCTGTTATCTCTATCTGTCTAGCTGAACCTTCACCTTGGCCTCCAACATAGCACACATTTGCATATGTCTTTGAATTAGCACTATATGTCGCTTTTTCAATATCTCCGTTCTTCTGTGAGAAGATGACACGTGATATATCATACTGGCTATCGGATCTATCAACACCCTTGTATGTTTCGAATATCCATTTCTTTTCATCGAAGTCAGGCCTTAAACGAAAACCTATATCTGAAGCCTGAGAAAGCTTCTCTATGTACGTAAGTATATTTTTATAGGTTGCCTGATAAGTGATTCTTTCAGTATATCCATTATCAGGGCCTAACATTACTCCTGGAATTGCTGCCTTTGATACAAGTTCTCTCATAGAGGTTTCTACACGGCCATTAAAGTTGTATGTTCCCTTAATGATTCTTCTATAAAAATAAGATGATGCGAATCTTCCTTTGACGGTAATCTCTTTCTTCGATTTCTCATAAGATATTGTAATACTCTCAATGATTCCGCATTCCTTCTTGCCCTTCAGATAGAAAAGATTCTCAAGTTTCAGCAGCTGCACATTATATGCAGTCACTGGAACATGTGCCTCAAATTCACCACATGAGTTATATTTACGCATCCACTGGAGAGAGAAAACATTTTCAATCTGACCTAGAAAGTTCATATTTCCATCATAGATTCTTATGATCATAAATTAGGCCTCCACATAGTTTCTTTTAAATGAAATTGATACAGCCATATTCTCTGCCCCTGATTCTGCAGTATATCCTATATGATTAATTCCCGGCTGCAGTCTTATAAAGTCTGCAGATGTAGGAAGATACATATTTACTTCTTCTTTTTTTCTATCCTTTAAAAGATAGATATGACAATCATCTACAAGGGTTGTGATAATAAGCTTCTGACCGCTTTCTAATGTAAAATCCTTTTTACCAGAAATGCCTACAGTCATGTGCTCCCCTGATTCCTGTATTGAAATCGAAGGATTTAAGACACTTCCTATAGCCTCAATAGTAATGTTCATGCCAGTTTCAGAACCGTTCTGATTATCTATCTCTAGATTCTGTACTATTTCTATTCTTGATATTTCCTCCGTTTTAAACTCATGAGGAAACTCAAATAGTGGAATGACTGTTGACATTGCAATACTGTTGTCTTCTATATCCGTAAAATAGGGATTCGCACATATCAGTGATATCTGATGAGTGCGTTTATAGAATGTGCCATCCGTTCCTGTTACCTTTTCTACAGTGTAGTCAATCTTTCTCTTATGAACACCATCATCATATTCAAGCGTGCCATCAAGAGAGAAAAGTCTGTCAAGCATCTCTCTATGATTGGCATAGCGCTCATTATCAACAACTTCTAACACGATGTTTCTGTACTTCATTGTGCGTCCTAATATTGATGCACCGTCAGAATTACCATTCTCCTGTAGATTAACTGTATATGTTGAGTCATATAATCCATCACAGTCAGTAATTACAAAAGGAGACAGTGATGTCTCAGTGAAGATTATTGAATATCCATTTGAATTAGTACAGGTGATTGTCCTATATTCCTTTTCCTCCAAGAATCATCACGCTCCTTTCAGTCTCTGAATCAATTCTCTATTTGCATTTCTTGTCTGTCTTGATACTTCTGAAGGATCTACAGCATCAGGTGCTGTAATATTGATAGTCTGATAGATATCACCTTTTCTATCTTCAGAATGTGGTTTTTCAAATCCTTCATTGATTAGCTGCATCTTGACTTCTCTTACAGCACTGAATGTCATTGAAGCACCAAAGCTGTCAGATTTATTGAATTCATCAATAAGCGAATCATTGAATGCTGCTATATCCTTTCTGACGGTATCAAATGAACCTAGAATTCCGACACCAATACCTTCACCGATGAATCTGCCGACCATATCCCTCATGATCCTAGAAGGAGAGTGGATACCAAGGAATCCCTTAAAGCTTTTGACGATACCGCCGGCAAAGTCTCCAATCTTCTTAGTAATCCATGCACCCATGCTCCATATACCCTTCCAGATACCTTCGATAATATTCTTTCCGATTGATAGCATCTTTGAAGGAAGCGAAGCAAGTGCTTTTACAATGATTTCAAAAATCTTTTTAGCAGCACCGCCTAAAGCACCGAATAGTGATTTAATTCCGCTTACTAATCCACTGATACCTTTGCCACCAAGTGCACGCAGTCTTTCAGGCAGCATTAGAATATTAATCAATACCGTATCTAATGCCTCTTTTCCTGTACCCTTAAGGAATCCGAATAATGCCTTGATTCCATTTCCTAGACCAGTGATGGCCATTTTACCTAAATTGATCCAGTTGAATGCGCTCCATACATCCACGATTGCTGTAATGATCTTCGGAATATTGACAATGAGTGTCGGTATTGCCTGGATGATTCCTAAAGCAAGCTTAGCAATCAGCTTCAGACCACACATGAGAATCGTAGGCCCATTATCATTAATGATATTTGCGAATGTGCTGATAATTGTTGGAATTTTCGCAATCATGACAGGAAGTGCAGATACAACCCCATCTGCCAACTTGTTCAGCATTTCAAAGCCACTCTTTATAAATTGTGGCGCTTGTGAAGCAATCTGTGTTGCAAATTTCTGAACTGCATCAAGGATTCCTGGCATGTTATTAAGCGCATCAGTAACAACCGCATAACAACTCTTTGTAATATTCAACAGCATTGGAATAAGGTTGTTGCCAACGAATATTCCTAGTGAACTGATTAAATTTTTAACAGAACTCTTGACATTTTGACCCGTTGACATAGCTCCCAAAAAGTCCTGTACTGCCGCCTTGACCATGCCAAAAGAACCAGTGAGAGTAGTACTTGCTTTTTCTGCAGTCGTTCCGCTGATTTTCATATGGTCCTGTACTACAGAGATTGCATTCGCAATATTACTAAATGACATATCGCCGTCTTTGACTGATACATTTAGTTTTTCCTGGGAATCCTTATATGTAGACGCATCTTTTATAAGTCTTGCCATTTCTGTCTTGGTTCCGCCATACCCTAACTTTAGATTGTCTAGCATTGTGTAATTTTGTTTTGCGAAACCCTGATAGGCATTCTGTATATCCTGTAGATCAGTCCCCATTTTGTTTGCGTTGTCGGACATGTCAACCATTGCCCTTTTCGCAATTTCCGCTGCCTTGGCAGTATTTCCACCGCATGAAGATACAAGTGAAGCTGCAAATGATGTGGTCTGTTCCATATAGGTATTTGCTGAAACACCTGCATCCCTAAATGCTGTCTGTGCTGCTTTTTTAATCACATTTGCACTATTGCCAAAAAGCGTTTCAATGCCTCCTATGGACTGCTGAAGCGCGCCTCCTTCTGTCAGTGAGGCGCTGAGAAACTTTCCTATTCCAGCAATAGTTATAGCACCCTTGATTTTAGAGATGAGCATGCTTCCGAAGGTGCTGCCACTATTGTCTGCCTGTTCCTCAAGAGGTTTTCCCATGACCTCCTGGATTGATGCCTTAATGCCCTGAGCAGATGGAACAATCTGCACATAGGCCTTACCTAAATCAGTTCCATTCTGTTTTGCCATTTAAGCGCCTCCTTTCTTTATGATCTGCATTCTTGCTTTTTCAAAGTCCTCTGCACTATTAAAGCCTTTAGTTGGCTTTTTCTTTACAGGATTCATCAGCTTTTCATATATTGATTCAGGACGATTTCTATTTTTCTGTGCTTCTTTTGTCTTAGACCAGGCAAGAAGTGCCAGATAATCAACAGCGAGTGCACTTAGTATAGTTTGAGTATCTATATTCTGTTCTTCCATTGCCATTTTAAGTCTTGAATCATTTCGTAATCCGCTGACAAGAACATAGATGTAAGAAGGCTTGTAAGACATGAAGTCATATATGTGATAAGTTTCAGCCAAATCACATATAATCTGATGCTTATAGCCTCGCAAAAGGTTTGCGAGGATTACGAGTTTTTTAAGTCAGTACCATCATCAATTTTGACTGACATCATGTCATTCATTTCATGCTGCATTCTCTTGAGAGAAAGAAAGCCGTCCTTTCTTCTGCAGTGTTCTTTCAGTGCTCTATAACCTTCATCACCAATCATATATTTAATTAAATCCGGCATTCCGAGCCCAGTTTCAGCCATATTGTTTACCTTTTCAATGAAGTCATAATCATCCATAAGGCGCTTATCGACTTCGAACACAAACCCTGATGCAGTTGTGCCTTTGATTTTCTCTTCCATCTGTTATGCTCCTTTTTTCATGATGTATTCCTTATGATATGATCCGTTTCCATCAGGTCTCGCCTTGAATGTACAGTCATACCCTACAGCATCATCATCTTTATATGTAACTTCGCCAACTTCTGTAAGCTTGCATGCTGGAACAACAATTCTTTTTAGTACTGTTCCTTCTGCAAGAATCATATCAATCACAAGTACTCTATATCCCCTTGTGTTGGCTTTTACATCTACAGTAACTCCTGTTTCAATATCACCGGTTACTTGTTTCTGTCCAAAGACTTCCTTCAATACATCAACATTTAATGATTCAATTAATGTGAGGCTGAATTCGTCTGAAAAATCCTTATCAACATCAAGTACAGTGTCTCCACCCCATGCAGTGATTGAATCGCTTGAAGAAGATGCCTTGTTCTTGACACCATCATCAGAGCAGTATCCAAGTGATTTGAATGCTTTATCAAGTTCTGCATCTGCACTCGTTGGTAAAGTAGTACCGTCAGGTGCCGACCAGACGGCTCCTCCAATCTTAGGCTTGCCTGTTGTTACATTTGATGCATCTACATTTGCCATATCATTTCCTCCTTATAATTAAAAAACCAGGTCATATACTGCCTGGTATCTGTAATGCTTTGTACTTGTATCGGTATAGTTATAATCGCTGTTATGTCTGCTTGCAGAGATTTTTGGGCATTCTGCAGCATTATCCATTGCTTCTTTTACCTTCTCATTAAGAAGGGCAGCATCATAAAGCGAAGAACCATACGACTGTATTGCAAGAGTTGCATGCCTGATGAAATTATCAGTATATCCTCCTGTTTTTTCGACAACAATAAAAGTATCCTGAGATGCATCATCATACTGTGCATAGCAGGATACTCCTGTCTTCTTCTGAAGATAATCAATGATATATGTTTCTATGATCATGTCTATTTACCTCTTGCAGAGCTGAGAGCCTTAAGAAGCGTATTGTGCTTTCTTTCAGAATAGTATGCATGTGGTGTAGAAGGGCTTACCTTCACAAAGCAGCGGTCCTTGTTGGCTTTTACTTCCATCGCATACTCTTCTCCAGCCGCTTTCTGTACTCTTTCTCCATATGCAGAAACGATGTTCTGCATTTTAGAGCCACTTAGCAACTGCCTTACGCCCTCTTTATTCAGTTCGAATTTATAATGATTACTCATATCTTTCCACCACTACTTTCTTATTCCATCGAAGAGGTATGTTCTCTTCGATTCCTTCTATTGGTTCCCCTACCGTCTTCCATGTCTTTCCGAAGAATTTCACTTTTGTGTTATTCCAGTCATGATCATCACCTTTAGGGATTGCAAGGTTGTACTGGGTTTTTGATATGTCTGTATTGGTATTCACAGATATATCATTGCTTGCAATAGGTGCAACAAGCACATCATCAACCTCTTTCTGGATTTCTTCATAAAGATCATGACCAAACATATCTTTTCCGTACTTCTGTTTCTGATATATGGTTATAGTTATACCTTTAATCATTATTATCACCGCACATGTCTATTACTCTAATTACTTGTTTATTTTTAATGCCAAGTCTTTCAAGCTCTGAACGTTTGATAAAAAGTCCACCACCAGGAACCAAGAAAGTTCCTGAAGCAGAATATCCTAGTGCTGATTCTGAGTATTGTGTCATTGGCTCTTTGTCAGTATCTGTCATAAGTGTTCTTGCAACCACATCAACAGTCACTGATTTAGCTACTATCAGCAGATCCGGATCATTGGATACCATTCCATCAAGGTTTTTTCCAACCTTTTTGGCTTCCGTTCTCAATGATGCACATACAATAGGAATCAGTGCATTTGCACGCACTAATTCCTCATTGCTCATGCTTCGCCATAGAGTCTGCATATCTTCTATTGAAGCGTAATCCATTTAAGCCTCTATTCTGATACTTCTACCAATGCGAAAGAATCAGCATCTAAGATACAGAAACCAACATATGCTTCTGCACGAAGACAGATCTGGTTTGTTCTCTGAAGATCTCCCTGACCATCAGGATCACCATATTCAATAATTTTCATAGGTACCTGTTCTGCATATCCCCATTTGAATGCATTTGCAAAGTCACCTAGAACTGCACGGATTTTGCTAGTTTTGAATGCAATAGTATTGTTTACACTGTTTGCCATTCCGCCAAAAGTTGTTGGCTTGTTACCAAAGCGAAATTCAGGATATAAATAAGTGCCTGCACCTGTTGCTTTGATTTTTCCTAGTGCTGATGCAAAAGCCGGAGACATTGCGATGCCAGTAACATCACAGTCCTTACCCTGAATTAATCCAACTGCATCATCTAAATTTGTATCAGCAGAATCTTCTGCATATGTTACTTTGTTTGTAATAGACTTTGCAAAGCAGTTGTTGCCAATTTTATCTGATGCTGTATTGTCTGCTGGATTTACACCATGAAATGCCATGATATCTACTGCACGTGCCATCTTTTTTGAAAATCCATCAACAAACTGTTCTAGATAAGGCAGCTGCTGCTCTTCAGACATATTGATAAATTCATCTGTCAATCTGTGCTGATAAACAATTTTGATAGGCGCAATTGATTTAGGTGTGAAAGACGCTTCCCCTGCAGGCTTATTCTCGCCTTCACCTACGATAGAGGCTTCTCCGTCCATCGTAAAAATCATAATATCATTGCCTGCAAAAGGAATAGGTGTCTGATTAGATAATGATGCTAATGATGAGAATCCTTTTGCTTTGCTGAATACTTCAGTTACTAATTTTTTTGGAAATAATCCTGTGCTTTTTGTAATTGTTGCCATATTTCTTTCTCCTGTCTGATTAATCTTTAAGTTGTGATAATAATTCTTTCATGGCTGCAGCCTTGCTGTTCCCTGCTGATGATGAATCATGAAGTGGTAATACTACAGTATTATTCTGTGATAACAATTCTGATAAGGCTTTTGCATCAGCTCTTAATTCATCTTCATTTGACCCCTTGAGACGTGATGCAATCTGTTCAGGTAGGCTGTATTCATTTGCCACTTTTGTTCTAAGCTGAGAATCCTTCAGCATAGAATTTTCATTGTTGAGTTTCTGAATTTGTGAATCATAATCATCTTTTACTGCCTGCAGATCATCAGGTGATGTATAACCTTCATATTTTTTTAATGCATCTTTTTCGTATCCATCTTTTAACTGCTGCAGCTGTTCAGGGCTTGTCCATCCTTCATATTTCTTATTTTCACGAACAAGTCTTTCTTTAATAGCTTCATCAAATTCTTCTTGTGTCTCAATTTTTTTAAAACTCATTACTTTATCCCCCTATTTTCCCGTATAGTTACGTAACAAAAAAAGAGAACACCCACATGTTCTCTAATAGCTTATTCTCTGTTTTCTCTGTTCTTTTTTCTTAGAGCACATCCAATAAGCAAGTATTGCAGATTCCATCAAGGCAACCTCTACACCGTCTTTTATGGATCTGTATCCAAAACCTCCGCTGGAGCCGATTGCTCTTTTCTCACAGTTTGTGACAGACTGTGTCAATGCCGGCTGATCATTATGGCATATTGATTTATTTGATATAGCAAGTTCAAAAAGCTGATTGGATGCAATTATATCTTTTACAGTTGGCATGACAGGCTTTTTCTTTATGCCTGCTTCTCTCATATCGCTTGCCAAGATCTGCTGACCATTTGCACCATCAATTGCTATACCACCAATATCTGCATTTGCCATAAAATTAATCATCCATGTATTGCCGTCTCTTATTTTTCTGCAGTCTATGGTTTCTACAAAAATACTTTTCTTAGTGGTCTTACATGCCACGGACAATGCCACATTTTCTCCATCATGCCCATACTTTATGCCAATAAAAAGCTTTCCTGATAACTTAGGCAGAGTGTCAACCTGTAAACTTTTCCACTCATTTTCAGTTATCGCAGACTTTTGATTATACTGCAGCCATAAGCCAAGACGCTGGATATTAAAGTCGATCTCATCATTGTCTTCTAGTTCCACTTCTACAGTTCTTTCAGTAGTTCTGATGCCAAGAGAAGGGTTTGTCTGATACCAGGCATCAACATCTTCTACATCTGTCATAAAATCTACTGACCATTCTGCCCAGCCCGTGTTTTTGCTTTTTCCACTCAGAACTCGTTTGCGCATATCTGTGAATACAGTTCCAGCAGACACTGCTGTAGGTGGCGTACCACATAGAATTGTTTGAGGGTTCTCTGAAGCAAATATAGTATATCTTAGCGCAGAGCTCTGATCGGTTGTATATTCCTGTGCTTCGTCAATAACAAGAGTATCAAATGATTCGCCAAGTCCACCAGTATTTGATCTTGTTCGAAAAGCAATATACCCACCTGTATCTTCAAGTCTGATTTCTTCAGCGCCCTTCTGCTTTATTGACTTATACTCAATTTTAGCTTCGTCCAGTACTGTGCATAGTCTTTCCCAGGCGGTATGAGAGGTATTTACTCTATGTGCTGTATGCATGATTTTCTCTCCTTGAGTCAATTTCCATGCTTCAACAATCACAAGTATTTCACCCTTACCATTTTGTCGTGGAATTTCGTAGCCATATCTGCTATGTACCCATCCTCTATCATCCATTGCCAGGATATCATAGACAAGCATCTTCTGCCAATCCATGGCCTTCCTTTTTGACTGCTCATAAAGTTTAATTGCATCATGTCCGAATGTTTTTACATAAGGAATGCTTACGGAAGTTGTAGGAGTTTGTCTGCCTATTCTTTTAGACATTGTATCCTCCATTTTATTCCTCCTATTCATTCATAATAATTAATACATTCAATAAGCATCACATCCTTAAATAAAAGACATCAGCTACTGCTGATGTTTTCTCATAAATTTCTTTATTTTCTTCTTTTTAATTTATCTCTTTGCTTTTTATTTTCAGCCAAAATTTTTTTCATTTCTTCTTCAGATACTCTATGAGAAAGAATTCTTTCATTCATTCTATCTTCCCAGTATTCTCTTTCTTCCTCTTCAGTCATTTCTACTTGCTGAATATTATCCATTACATATAACCTCCATCTCTATGAGATTCCCTTTTCTTGATAGTACTCTGAGGAACATACTTTTGTCAATAAGCAATTCTTTTTGTTTTTTATAATAGCTTAATTGATTAATAAAAGCACACCCTGATGTGTTTTTATTAATATAAATCTTGTAATTTATACCTCTTGCAAATGGACCTATACGTGTAATACTCGTGTTTAAGAACTGATCTATCTGAAAGCATTCACCGATTTCATACTCTTTGAAGTAGTCTTCACTGCATGTTCTGAAAACTACAATATCCTCATTTATCGTGCTTTTCCTCAGTGCCTCCGATATTATTTCGGAGTATTTTGCTAACATTTTTTTCTCACCAATGTCGATTAATTTTCCTCTAAGAAATGCATTCATTCTCTCATAAAACCTTGGCTTTTTTTCTTTTCCATTCCACGTATACTTTGTAATAGCACGTTTTTCTTCGTTAGATAGATCAGATATCCAAGTTGAAGATTGTTTATTTAAGTATTCCAGTGTATCTCTTTCATTTAATGATCTATCATCCAATATTCTAGCCCTTTTACTGTATTCCTTATAAATCTTTTCTTTATTCTCGTTCTCTATCATATTCTGCATAACTTCTTCATTTCTGTATTTGTTCTTGTTCCAAATATCTTGAACAAAATCACCGGCGGCAGGTTTATATAAGACCCTGCATCTGCAATGAGCGTGCCTTTTATATATTTCATCAGACACATCATTAGGATAATTATATGATCCTGCGAGATTCATGCACCATGCACATGCATGTCCGGACACCTTTCTTATTATTACTGGATGTCTTCCAGCATCATAGTGAATCTCTGCATTAGCCTTAATAGTATCATCAACAATGCTCTGGGTATAATTTATAACTGGATCTTTAAGCACATAAGAAACTTCTTCATACAAATCTTTCTTTAATAATGCTTCTACAAATCCATTTGTTCTATTTGTATTTATTTTAGGTTTGACAGCTTTTAAACCGATATTTGCTTTTTTATTAAGCTGTTTCTGAACCCTGACTGAATAATCAGACACAATTTCATAGCTGTTTTCTAACATAGGCACTACTGTTTTTTTGGCAATATTATAATACATTTTTCCATTCGGTAATGATATAGAATCAATGTTTTCTTCAAAAGCCTGGGCAAGAAGTTTGCCAACCTCAATTGCAAAATTATGTGCATCCTCATAATCAACATTTTCACTTTCTAGTTTAGAAATAAGTTGTTCTATCTTTTTTGAGTCATTGTAATTTGAAGAAAAAAACTTCTTGATATCATCAAGAAGTTTTTTTGAAATATCTTCCATAACTATGCCTCACTTTTATCAGAACTTGAAATTGTCGGATTATATACTATTTTGCTTGCAGATACACCTGTGAGATCTTCAAGATTATCCTTATTGAAATATCCAGGCACAGCTTGATTGAGTTTGACTGCGCCATCACCAATCAATGATAATGTAGACATGTCTGGTTCAAACAATGGTTCATATTTAACTTTTGTCTGATAAATCATATTACGCTTATATGGATAATTATCTCTTACTGATGCAGCTAAATATCCAACATTAATTAGCCCTGTCGCAAAATTCTTCTGTGCCTTTCTTGCAACCAATCTTAGATTCTCATGCGCCGCTTTTATCGCTTCAGCACTGGATGGATTTTCTGTTACAAATCCTAAATCATCCAACGTCAATCCGCTTTCTCCTGCAAATAATGATGCAAATAATTTTAGCTGATCCAGATGAGGTGCCATGGACTGTTGCTGAAACTGTCCAACGGTTGGAGAGTTTCCTCCATCCTCGCTTTTGGAAATCTGAAGCATAGTTGAAATAGATGATCTGATTTTATCCATCTCTTCTGCATCGGGATCAGTCCCTAGAATGTATTTCTGTGGGTAAGAATAGAATTCTGCAGCAATTTCAGAACGTCTTAATGTTCTCAAAGCACCTTGCTGAATATCCATACAGGCTCTTGAAATTCTTGAATGCCCAAATTGTCTTTTTGCATCTGGTTTATTAATAATAGGCACAAGCAGACAATATTTAGCAGGATTCTTAGCATGTATTTCTTCATTTTTTATTCTATCGTAAACAATTGTTTCCTCACATGTGAAGTATGCTTCTATGAGGACTTTTTTATTATCATCACGTTTAAGCACAGCGTATCCTTCTGTCATCATATTTGTGATTGGATCAATGACCCCTGTAGCATCATATGCATCAATGACCTGCAAGCGTGGAAAACCTTCCTCATCCTGAGATATATATACAAAACTACATGATGCAATCAAGGCTCCTAGAAAAGCGCTGTCTGTAAGAATATCTTTATTGTTCATATTGAAAATTCCGTTCATATCGAAATTGTCTTCTTCAAATTCTTTAAAAGAAATACGATCAGCTAATGAATCTACTGCCTTAGCGCACCACCCTAATGTTTCTGATACATATTTGAATTCGTTTGGAATCGCAATTTTAAAGTCTTTGATTGCATTCTTCATTTCATAATACTTATATCTCATTCTTACTCTGTTCTGCTTTGATATGAGTTGTTTTTTTAAATAACTCATGCCTTTATAATCCACCTTATTAGTCCTCCTTTTTTTAGGCTATAAGGGCCTTTTTCGTTTCATAGAGAAATATGCATAGTACAAGCCGGAACTCTGTCGCAAGCTCCTAACGCCTAGATAGCCCCCCTATAATTTATTTCTTAGAACGATACTCAATCCACTTAAAGCTTTGTGGTAGTGCTCTGTTAGAAATCGTCTCATTGCCACTAAAATCCTTTTTTTCGAACAGCTTATCACTCTTAGCTCTGTTACAACACATATGAGCTAGCTGCAAATTCTTGATATCGCTAGGATGTCCGCCTTTACTCACTGGAACAATATGATCTATTACTCCACACATCGGATCAGGCCATTTTAATCTTTTATCAACTGGCTTGCCACATATACCACAAAGATCCTGAGTCGCTAACAGCTTCTTTTTATTTGCTTCAAATTGTCTTCTGTGACTGCTTATCTGTTGATCTGGTCTGTATCCTGTTAAACCGCAAACTCTACCCATAATAAAATCTAATAAAACCGCAAATTAAATTAATAAACAGGTGGAAAATA